GCTACTATCCTCAAGGACGTAGTTCGGGTTACAATCCATACGGCCAAAATCCATACGGTGGATATAATGGTCTTTAAACAAAATCATCATGGATCTACAACCTAATCGAAATGTTGGTCTTGAGAATCAGCTTCAGGCCATTCAGCTAGGCGCATCGCTGTACGACCGCGCACAGACGCAGAAGCGGATGATTGATCAGGTCAACATGCAGTTGGCCGACCAACAGATGCGTAAGGGGCAGGCTGAGCTTCAGAACAAGATTCAGCTCAATGCTTACAATCAGGCTTTAGATGAGCAGTTAAAGCTCACAAATGATTACGGAAACATGCAGACAAATCTGCAAATGCGTGATGAGTTTTTTAGAAATCCAAAAGCTGAATTCCCGAAATTTCTTCCGGTGCAGTCAAAGGCAAACCAGAACGTAATGTTTCAAGTTAGCCAGCAATTGGATAATTACGCGCCTCGCGCACGACTTCAGAAATCTCTACAGACAATAGAAAACAAACAGCTAAGCGATGCGGCTGATATTCAAGAGCTGTATAATGTTAAGGCTGTAACTCCAGAAGGATCTATTGATCAGGCTGTTTTTGATAAGTACATGCCAAAGCTTTTAGAAACAAGAAAGCTAAAAGATTACAGCCAAGACGTAAGGGCTGCGTTTACTCAAACAGATAAAACTCTCCCATTTGAACAGCGAATTGGAGATGCAATGGCAAAAGCCAAAGAACGTGGAAAGTCTTCTGCTGAAAAAATTCAAGATAGGAATGCTGAACTTGCAATAGGCGAGTACACATCTGCATTTGGAAAACCAGACGAACAGACTGACGCATACATCAGAAACAACGCTTTCACTGGAAAATGGAAAACACCTGAAGGTACTGATCAAAAACGTATCAGGGGCGATGAAACCATTTCTAATTCTGCGTCAATGCTTACTGATCAACTTAATAACTTTGAAAAGCAGTTTGGTTCTGGTGCGATTCAAAAATATGTCGGACTCATTGACGGCAAGGTTGAAGAGTTAAAAAGAAAGATTTCTTCCGCTAAAACTGAGGAAGAAAAACAAGCGTACGCTTTGCTTCAAAGATTTCAGAGCAACTTTAATACGGTTGCGTTTGAAAAGTCTGGAAAAGCTGTCACTTCTCAGGAAATGGAAAGGCTTAAAGCTGCTCTCGGTAATATCCAGAGCAACAACTTTGCTGATGATGTCAGGAATTTTGCTTCTTTAGCCGCTGAAGATTACTACGGAACAATTAAGTCGTTCAAGGATCAGTACAGAATTACGCCAAACCAAGTTCGGCAGGCCAATGAGCTTGTGGGCAAATTTAAATTGCCGTTTACACCGTTTGGTCAGCAGCAGCAATCAGCTCCGGCTCCTTCGACTAGAACCGCTCCGTCGCTTCCTCCCGGTGTGACTCCATTTACAGGTTCGACTAACGTTTCTTCTGGATTTCTTTACACTCCGTAATCATGGGAACAATTAAATCTCCATCTGGCCAGACATACAATTGGTCAAATCCAAATCCTCCCACTGAATCGGATTTTAAATCGATTGCCGATTACGAGGCAGCGCAAGGAATGTCTGCTCAACCCCAGTCGCAAGGTCCGGCCACGATTGCCGAAATGCGTCGGCGTGAGGAGCAGGGCATGGTTGGAGCTTTGCCTCCAGACATGAGCGAAGCAGTAAAACGATCCGCAGAGGTTGGAGGATTGGAGCGGTTTGTTGGTGAGATGGGGAGATTGCCTGAATCTACAGGTCAAATTGCACCTCCAGAATATCAAGGCGGTCGAATTGCCCCGTCTGGACAGCTTACTCCGATGGCACAAGCTGAGTCTCGCGGAATGCGTAATGCTTCAGCGTTGTATGCCGCAACAGTGCCATCGCTTGTTGCTGCTCCGTTCATCGCTGGTCTTGGACCTGTTACTGGAGCCTTAGTGGAAGGCGGCATCGGGCTTGCAAGCCAAGGCGTTTCTCAAACGATTTCCCCTGACGAATACAAAGGTGGCGAGATGGCAGCCGCCGCTGTACCCGGATTCAACATTGGCCAAAAAGCCAGCAAGCTGAAGCAGGTTGCACTTGGAGTTGGGTCTGGAACTTTGACGTCCGCAGCTCAGGCTGGGCTAGAATCTCTTGATAATGAAAATGCGAATTACGAAGATATTCTTTTTCGCACCGGACTTGGTGGATTTCTCAGCATGGCTGGAGAAACAGTTCCGGGAGCTATCGGAGCAGTAGTTCGCGCAAGGAGCGTAAATCCAAGACTGATTGCCGCTGAATTTGAGCGTCCGTTTACGCAGCAATTCATCAAGGATCGTGGAACTGAAATTCAAAAAGAACTTGAACGTCGAGGTGCTGGTGGATTGTCATCCCAATTTGCAGACGACATTGCAAGAACGCTGTACTCCCCGAACTCTGGACTTAAACCCGATGAGTTCAGGAACAATATTGCGAAAATAGTCTCAGATTCGTTTGGCCAAGGATCATCGTCTGGTTTGTCCAGATCCGAAATATCCGACTCAATTAAAACTCAACTTGGCAATTACGTTCAAAATGCGGACAAAATTGCGGGAGACGCTGTTGACCAGTTTGTTTCAAAATCTGAAAAACTAGTTACAGATGTAACAAATATAATAGATCAGAAATACGCTTCCAGAAACAAGAGGTTGACTGATCTTGTTAGAGGTTTTGAAGGAAGGTACGCAACCGACTCTCAACCTTTGATCAATCAGATCAACGATCTTGAAGCTAAGAAGAAATTGCTTCCAGATGAGTCAATTGAAAGAAAACGGATAGATGATGAGATTTCTGTAATCAACCAGCAGGTTCAAGATATCCAAGCTGGAGCTGTGCGTGGATACGGCCCTGCTTCTGGAATATCAAAAGAAGAACTTGGTCAACGAGTTCAACAAATTGGACGTGAAGAACTTCAGTTTTTTAAAGATGAAAGTAACAAAGGATATGGAAAATTAGAACCTCAACTAGACAAGGTAAAAATAACTTCGACTGAAATTGGACCTGATGGCAAAGAGGTTGAAGTAATTAAGACCGCAAATCAACTTCGAGAAGAAAGAAAGAAAATCCTTAAGGAAATTGATTTCAATAAACAGGTTCAAAAAGCCGACTACTCTGTATTTGAAAGACTCGATAAAATTAACGGACAGCTTGACGAAGCATTGTTGAACGACCCCGGTCTTAAGGGATTGCTTGAAGCTGAAAACAAGTTTTACAGCACCGGAATTTCTAGGTTCAAAGGGTTCTTCGCAGACAAAGTGCTTCGAGAGGCTGGAGAAGCTGGAGGTATGCCGGGAATAGTTTCCACGGTTGCCGGTGCAAGTGGCGCTCAGAATTTAAAACTGCTCAAGAACATGCTTGGAGATAGGTATGGAGAAATTGAGCCAAGTCTTAGGGAATTTGTTTACACGCAAATCAAAGGTGAAAATCCAAATGATTTCCTAAAAGGACTCACAAAAGGAAAAGGCGGGTATGCAACTGGAATTCAAAAAGAAGTCATCAACGATTTGTTTCCAGACCTTTCTGAAATCAATGATGTTGCATCAAAGTACGGCTCGTTAATTGATCAAAGAGCAGTGCTTGTGGCTGAATCAAGCGGTTTAGAAAATCAAATAAAAAGCCTGACCAAACAAGTTGATGACGGTATTAAAGGCGCACAGGAAAAGCTTAATGCCGTAAATTCTCAGTTTGACAAAGTTACATCTAAGATTGCAGTACTAAAGGCTTCGAATGTTACTGAGAGAGAAAATGAAATCATAAAGTCTCTTGGTAAAATTAGAGCGGAAGTGAACAAAGCTGGAGCCTCAAAAAGTGACGCTCTTGATTCGTTTAAGTTGGATGAGGTTGTTCGTGAGCTTTCAACGGAGGGTGGTCTTCCGCTTTACAAAGCTCTTGAACGAGCTATCGAAGTGACGAGCGCCGCTAAAGACAGGTTCTACGGAGTTGTTAAAAAATCAATGCAACCGGGTGGTCAGCTTGAAAGTTTTAATCCGTCAAATCTGATAGATTTCTTGGCACCGGGAAAGAGTGCTGAAATTTCATCCGATTATCGTGTCCGTCGATTTATGGAGGTCGTTGGAAAAGAACGTCCAGACTTGATAAACGACGCGCAGAACATGCTAATCGGAAGGATTGTCGCTGAATCTTTTGACGGCAAAAAAATCAACACAGAGAAACTTTCTTCTCTTGTTGGAAACAGTGAAGCTCCGGGAAAGTATTATGAAGCAACCCAAAGACTGCTTGGGAAAGATGGCGAGAAGAGAATTAACAATGTTGCTGATCAGTTAAGCCAATTTTCAAATCTTGGAAAGCCAAGCGTTTTCACAAAGATTATTGCTCCAACACTTGCTACTGCAATTGGATATCAAATATCCAAAGAAGCTGGAGCCGGTATTGGGCTTGGAGGTTACCTTGCTTACAAAGGCGTGGAAAAAGGGATGAAAGAAGCTGTTGATGCTGCTGTCGGAAGGATTCTTAAAACCCCAGAATACTTGGACATTGTTTCCAAGCCTTTGGATGCGGCTACAAAAGGCCAGATAGACAAGATTGAGCGCATGTGGCCGCGCATTTTGAAGATGGAGACAGATCGAGTGATGCTTAACAAAGAGGAAGCGCAGCCTGTTTTAAGTTCTGCCCGTCAAACTTTTGAAAATGTTTCTCAATCTGTTTCAAACTTTTTTGGAAGATAATATTTTTCCTCAATGAAAACCTCACTCTCCAAAAAAGGTAACACCTATCAGGGCAAGAAGGTGACGCTGAATAAACCCTTCTACACGCCGGGTGAGCGGAAGAAGAGCGCGGTGTACGTTAAGAATCCGGCGGACAAGGTCGTCATCGTTCGCTTCGGCGATCCTGATATGACGATCAAGAAGTCGAATCCTGAGCGTCGTAAGAATTTCCGTGCGCGGCATAACTGTGCGGAGGCTAAGGACAAGACGACTCCTAAATTTTGGAGCTGCGCCGCATGGAGCTTGGCATTGATTTTGTCGGTTTTAACCTCAAACCCTATTTGAATTTATGGACAAGATGAAACTTGGTGGTGGCGGACGTTACGAGAAACTCGTTAGCAGTCTTGAGAGCAAGGGTGTCAAAGATCCGAAGGCTCTTGCGGCATCAATCGGCATGAAAAAATACGGCAAGAAGCGGTTTTTGTCGCTCGCTGCAAAAGGTCGTCGGCGCGCAATGAAAGAGGGCTAACGCTTAGGTCGTCCGCCTGTCCACGACTTCTTCGCTGTGGACTTATCGACGACGAACTGTTCGGGCGGTGCGTAATCCCATGATATCGTACCGACGCCGCGCTGGATGATGATCGAGCCTGCTTTCTTATTTTCCTTATCCTGCAAGCCTGACCTATCTCCCCGCTTCGCCATTCCGAGCATGAAGCGTCTTGGTTGATTGAATCCTATCTCCTTCATCACAATTACCTCTCTGGCCCAGTTCGTCAGGTCCGACGATCCGAATCCTGAGTAGGCCATATCTGCCACGCTCTCAGGTTTGTCGTCCTTGCCCTTTGGTTTCGGGAAGTGATGTACCAGCACGATGACAATCCCCGTCTCGATCATAATCGGCTGGAGCAGGTGACGCGTGAAGTTCGCGCAGACCTCGATATCCGATGGATTGCCTCCGATGTACGAGAGCAGCGGATCGATGTAGACGATGTCCACCTTCGTCTTGCGAATGAGGCGACGCAGCATTTGCGTGAAGTCTGCGCCAGTACGAACCGCCTCGCGGAAGAACAGCATGTTGGCTCGTTTGAGTCCGTTGACCCAATCGCTACCGAACACCATCTGCGATGCTCCTTTGAGAGCGTCATGCTGATCGGCGATGTCGTTCTCCGCTTGGACGTAGGCCACTCTCAAAGGTCTTACAGGCTGTACACCAAACCAGTCACTACCTATGGCCCACTTCAATCCCTGATAGAATGCCATGGAGCTTTTGCCGCATCCACTTTGCCCGACAAAGAGAAGCGATGAACCGCGTCGTAGCCATCTGTCGCCGATGAGGTTGTCAGGATCATTCTGCGGATCGTAATCGACAATGCTCTGGAGCGTGAACTCCTGAGGCATGTCCTGCGACTCCAGATGGTCCGTGTAGGCGTCCCAGTTCACCGAACCCACATTGACGGCTAACAGCTTCTGCTCGTTGCCATCTCGCATCACACCGGCCAGACGGCTGAACCTGCTTGCGTTCTTATTCTTTGGATCGATTCCGAGAGCCTCTAGCTGGCGATAGACGACATCACGGCGTTCGTTCCATTCCTCTTTGTTCGACGCATCGACTCTGACCCAGCCGTGTAGGCTCTTACCGCCGGAATCGATGACGACAGAGAGCGGTAGCTTCGACTCCTTGAGGATCGTCCATTGCTCATCCTTCGTCTTCTCGTCCATCTCGACCAGCACATGGCGGAACGCTGCAACGCCGGAATCTGATCCGTTCTCCTCGATGCACGGGTTTATGCGGACATACGCGCCACGGCTATCATCATTCGTCCACATGGCGCTGATGGGCGGCGTGAAGTGGTTCTTAATCCATTCGTCGCGCTTGAGGAACGTACCCTTAGAGTTTGGCCTACCTCTACCGTCCTCGTCGCAGATGATGTCGTTGCAGATGCAGACAATTTCATCCGGCTCGAAACAGGCTTTGAGGAAGTCGCTCGTCGTGAATGGTGCTGGTGGCTCAGGTACTGACTGGATCTTTTGAACGACGAACTTGCCAGTCGTTGATACGGGCGTTCCGCTTTGCGCGGATAGAAGCCATCCCCTTGGCTTGTCGTGCGCTACATTCATCGCCTGATTCACTTTGTGGGCCAATTCATTGGGCTTCCACGGTGGAATACATTTCGCGTTGTACTCATGCAGGAGCGTCTCGGCATCCCCCGTAGCAAGCTCAAAACCGTGTATGAGCGCGGTTGCGACGGCGAAGGTTGCGTTATGACCGCCCTGACCAGCGACGGCTCCCGGCGTGTTTCTGAGCCATGCTCTCGCACGGTCGATCTTTGATTGATTCATTGGATTCCAAGTTGTTTGCGCGCTATGTCCCCGCTTTCGCCCAGATCATTCGAGGCGATTTGCTGGAGAACCGACTTTGATTCTTCGAATTTTGCGAAAAGGAGAGACAGCTCTTTGGGAGTCATCAGGTACTTGCTCCAATGTTGAATTGGAATGGAGCGAGACTGGAACTTCGCAAAGAGCTGCTCTTGTGCTGCAATGTAGAGTTTAGGGTGCTTGTTCAATGACCGGGATAAACTTGGCTTTAAATTCAGCCTTCGTTCGAACGTACACCTTTGATTTACCGTCGCGGGTGTAGGCAACCCCCACCCATTTCATTTCTCCGATTCGTATCTCTACGTCGTCTGAAATGATTTCAACCTGCACCGAACTGTTTCCTGAGTTTTTGAATTTCATCTTCGGAGGCGTTATCGAGATGTCCGACTCCAAGCGATTGCCAAGCGCCATCAATGATTTGCGCCTTGGGCTTTGGCTTAGTAATCCAACCTCGAAGAATCGCATGGTCGATCAGTGCTGGCGCTTCCTTCAACAGTTGTTCTCTAGTTATTTCACTTTTCATCATAATCAGGCTTTTTTAACAGATTTTCCGCGTCTTCCCATCGACCTTCTCATTCCAAGTTCTGGCCCAAGTTCACTGGCGAATCCGCGTCGGATCATCCATTCCTTGTACTTCTGATCGATGTAGGCGAAGTGAATCTTTTCGCATGATTGATCTGATTCTGCTACCCGCATGATTGATAATTTATTTCCGTCGTTCATTTGTATGTCTCGATTGTGTGTTTGTAGTGTCGCTCGGCTTGGGTGCAGTTCCAGCAAAGGTCTTGAGTTCCGTTGCATCCGCACCCGAGAGATTTGAAAAGTACATTGGCCAACCATTGGTATTCTGCGATGGCCGCTCGCAATGTTTCCACGTCCGTTTCTTCGGACAAAGGTTTAAGCTCCTCGCTCATTTGAGGACGAAGAGAATGAAGTAGGCGCTGGCGACGACCATTCCCATTCCGAACGCCATGATGAGCAATTGCTTCAGCTCCTCTGGCGAAGGCGGACGATTTGCTTTGTGTATCACCGGCCACCGCCCATCGCGTAGTGGAGGATCAAAAGGGCGTCGCAGTTTTTGAGCGTGACGTCCAGATTCGGATACAGTTCCTGAGCTTTGCTTTTTAGCTTTCGCTTCCATTCTGGTCCGGTTTCGCATGATTTACGTCCTCCAAGTCCAAGTGGTTCTTGCCAAATCTTGGGTTCGACACGGTGAAGTGCGTAGCCTTGCGCGTAGCCCAGCCCCTGCACAATCCCGTAGTTTTCATGGAGCGTTGCCATGCTCGCCGACGATGTGAGTTTGCTGACGAACTTTGGCACCTTCTCGACCCATAGATGGGAGTCGCTGACCTTGAATCCTGCCAGTAACTGCGCCGTGTCCGGCAAAGACTCGGGCATTGGGAAGAGCAGTATTCCTTCCGCAGTGCTGACCGCAAATCCGCCGCCCACGCCCGGATCGACCGCAACGATTGTTTGGTTTGATTTCATTCGCTTAGTATTTTATGTGAATTTTTAGACTCTGGATATTTTCTGTGATGAACTTCGTGGCATGGTCGGCACAACCACCGCACATTGAACCACTGGTCCTGATCATAGCTGTCATGGTGCGCTTCGGGTTTGCATGAGCATCCGCAAGAAGAACACGATTCGGGGCGGATTATCTTTTTTGCAATGATCGCATTGCTGACCGCTAGGCGCGCTTTTTCCCGTTCTGGATACCGCTGCTTTGAACTTTTTACCCCAGCGTTTGTTTGCTCGCGATATCGGTCATATTTAATCGGATCAGACTTTATTTTGGCGCGCCAATCCCTGCAATAAGCTCGAATCTCTGACGCGTGGACAGCATGGTATTCCGACTGTTTTTCTCTTAATTTCAACCTGTTTACTGATCGGTATTCGGCATGCCTTTTCAGGATCGATTCTCGATTTGCAAAATGATTCTCACTCTTGCACATCCTGCACCAGTCTTGCCTTCCATCTTTGGCCCTCTTGTTGAGAGAAAACGCGTCAACCTGCTTTTCAATTTTGCACTTTGTGCATGTTTTCATGTTTGAAATTCAGTGACACAAAACCGACACATTTTCAGCAGCAATTCTAACGGCAGACTTAGTCTCCGCGCCATCAGCCCAACGCTCAACCTTCACACGGCCTTTGACGCGCACTAGCGCACCATTGCCGACTTCTATGATCTTCTCCGCCACTTGCCCCCATGAGGACAGCTCGAACTCATCGAAATCTTCATGGAAGCGTCCTTCGTTGTCGGTCCAGTGACGGGCGATTGAGATGACGCGGCGGACCATGAGCGAGCCTGTCTTCGTTTCTGTTTGTCGGCTGACGCCGCGCATTTCACCGATCAGATAGACTACGTTCTCTGTGGGCGTGGCTGTTTCTTTTTCTGTCGTTGATGCACTCATTGGAAAATACAACCGAGTTGTCGGTAGCACGTCATACGCTTTTTTGCGTGGAACGAGCCGATGGGGTGAAACTTGTCAGAGAAGTCTACGATTGTCGCGCAGTTCTTGGTTTCTGTTTTGCGCAATGCACGACTCGCTCGCTGGATCGTCTTCTGTGATGAGCGTCCTCCGCTGACCATGATGAGCAGATCTACGTTGGGCAGATCCAATCCTTCGTCGGCCAATGATGTGGCTATCATCGTTTTGAGCTGTCCGCTCTTGAATTCGTCCATCGCCGCCTTGCGCAGCTTCTTCGAAATCTTGGAATGAACGAGCCGAGAACCCGGAATCCGTTTCTCGTAATCCTCTCCCAGCGTGATGCGCGGAATGAGGATGAGCGTCTGCATGTCGCCATGCTCCATCGCGTAATTGATGGCGTAGTCGTTGCGTTGTTTGTTCTGGCAGATGCCAATATCTACGAGCGATTCCCAAGCGCACATACGCTTTAGTTCCTCGTCGGTTATCCGCATGTACTTGCGTCGCGCTTGGAACAGACGCTCGATGTTGTCGTCGATCTTCTGATGGATGTTGAGGTCCGTGGCGTGGCTGATTTCGAGGTAAGCGTCGGCCAATGAATCGCCAATGTCGCTGCGCTTGATTTCGTAGGTGCGGTTGTG